AGACGGCATACGAGATGCTCAGGAGTCTCGTGGGCTCGGAGATGTGTATAAGAGACAGGCATAAACCGTCGCTCGGCACTCGCGCTTGCCGCCAAGGTGAAGCTCTATCAGGCATACGAGGAGGATCCCGAAACCAATGCTGTGGTACGCATCGACAAAGGCCTGCTTCAGGAAGTGGTCGACATCATAGGTCAAATCGACGGCTACGACCTGCTTGCCGATTTCCAGCAGCTCGATATGCTCGAATATGAGAACGGCCCTGAATCGGTATTGGCCGTGCAGTTTTCCAAGGATGACGGCTCGGGCGGCGTAGGCCGCATCAACTGGGGCACTCTCCTCAATTCCATGACCGGCCCGGGCTGCCCCTGGCAGGGCGACGGCTTCTTCCTGCCCTCGCAGGACCTTATCAACGCTTATCAAACCGATGGAAACGGGCTGCCGCTCTTCGATTACCAGAGCCGTCCCGACTATGGCATTGTTGAGTTTGATGCCGACGGAGGTTATCACCTCGCCAATGTCGATGGAAATGTAGACCCGCGCCTCGACTTCGTCACCGGCCGTCCCACCATCACATACAAGACCTACACCGATAGCCCCTGCGGCCTTTGGGTGAGAAATTCCGATACCTATGGTTACAACAATACCAAGCGCTTCTGGCTGTCGCCCGAATCGCCGGATGCGCAACACGGCTGGCCGTGGGGAGCCTCGGCGCTCAACTGGCAGCTTATCCGCTATGCCGACCTCCTTCTCTACAAGGCGGAGGCTCTGATAGAGATTGGCGGCAGCGGACTTGAGGAAGCCCGCAACCTCATCAACCGTGTGCGTGCTCGCGCGATGAACAGTAAATATGTCAAAGACTTCAATGATCCCTCGAAGGATGCCGCCCACTACAAGATAGGCCTATATCCCGCAACCGGCTGGACGCAGGATTACGCCCGCAAGGCTCTGCGTACCGAGATGCGCCTTGAAAAAGCCATGGAAGGGGAACGCTTTTACGACCTCGTGCGCTGGGGCATCGCTAAAGAGACGATGAACAACTATTTCGCTGCCGAACGCGACAATCGCATGTACTACCGCAATGCCTCTTTTGAGACCGGCGAGGAATATTTTGCCATCCCTACCGCGCAGTATAATTTCTCAGGAGGAAAATACACTCAGAATCCGGGCTATCCCGCCTTCTGATTCCCTTCTCCCGTACCATAAAGCCGCCCCTCAAAGCAGCGTTGCAATATACCGGCTCCTAATCCCGGCCTTATATCACGAATCCATAGCCGAGGCCTCAGTGCCCAGGCTATGGATTCGTTCATAAAGCGGTGAGTAAGCTTGGCGCTCTGACCCAGCCGGTCTGTTTTATTTGCCGAGCAGGAGTCTGACGAGCCCGTGACAAGGCAGAGCTTCAAGGGTCTTGCAATAGTTTCCCCATGCGATTTCGGGATAGTCCCAGCGGTTATCTATATAGAGGGAAAGCGTATCCGTTCCGTTTTTGTTGAGACGGCAGGCGACGTCGGCTCCTGTCGACAGGACGGAAAGAGAGTTGTCGGCTCCGGAGAGAGTATAGAACTGCACATTTTTCCTTCATGGCTTTGGCAGCCATGGTGAGCGGACGGTCGCAGTCGGCGCCTCGGTCACCCCAATAGTAATAATCGTGTGTGTCATCGCGCCATAGGCCGGAAGGTTCATTGCCGTAAGCCGGTACGACCGGGTTATAGAGATTGACGGTGCCACGGTTGCCCGACATGGCGTCGGCAGGATAATCGTCCCAGTAGCCGGTGCGCTCCCAGCTCAGCTGACTGAAGCTGTCGGGCAGACGTCGTAGAAGTGGCGGGTGAGGGTGACCTGGAGGTCGTTCAGGATGCGGTTTTGATCCAGCACTTTTGCTGTTCTGCCGATAATGCGCTGGCTTCTCGCATCCCAGTCTTCGGGAGTGGCGTAGACCCTTGTTGTGAATGTCTCTCGTTCTCCACGTACCGACATACGGCACACGACCGAACATTCACCATTCTTGTTGATCTGTCCCTTCTTTAAGTAAAAGAGGATGGACAGGGTGTTTCTTTTCTGCGTCATCTGTCATCTTGTTTTTGACGTTCAACTCCTGGATTGTAGTTTGCAAGTAAAACGTTTGGTTAAACATTTAGCTTTGACAGATTCTTGCCTTCGTTTGCCGGATGTTTGCCAATCGAAAAATTCTTCCGTTATCATGGATTGACTGAAGTAATCGAACTGATAGGCTACCAATTTAGGGCCAAAAAGGTTACTTATTGGCTACTATTGGCAAGTGATTAAGGTAACACAATAGCTGCAAATGGCAGTTTGTTGTCAAGTTGGCTTTATGCATCACAGTAAATATCAGTATACTTACAGAAAAAAAGATAACTAAAAAGTGACTAACTGTCAAGAAAAAGGTTACCGGGTAACCAATTTCGCCTTGTTTTGGCAAGGTTTTGGCAAAACAGTGTCAATGTACGCGATTTATTATCAATCAATTACAGCCGTAAAGGTTACTAATTGGTAACTATTTTGGACCTCTGAAAGTCGGTAACCATTTAGTAACCTTTCCGAGGTATAAGTCGTGCAATTCAATGGCAAATGGCTGTCAGGAGACACTGCCGGAAGGGCATGAAAAAACCTCAGAACTGTCTGACAGTCTGAGGTTTTAAGGTTTTGCGGACTATTTTATGGTCCGCGGGTTGCTGAAAGACAGGTACCAGAGCCTAAATTTTAGGTTATTACAGCCGACTACATACCGCCCCAATTTTATGGGAAGATAGCTCCAGGAGGTTAAACAGTCTGACATGGCCGTTATGAGTTATTTTGCGACTTCTCGGGTACGTTTTCGGGTACTTATAGAATCAAGTACCCGGCGCCCCTTCTTCGGGCTCTTCTTTTTCTTCGGCCGGAGCTTCGCCGAAGGAGTTAAAGCGCTCCATGTTTTCAGCCTTCGCCTCGTCCACGATTTTTATATAAGGCTTCATAGCTTTATAATCGCTGTGCCCCGTCCATTCCATAACGACGTTAGGAGGAACCCCCAGGCGCAAGGCGTTAACGACGAAGGTACGGCGCCCGGCGTGAGTAGTCAAGACTTCATGCTTAGGAACGACACGCTCCTGGCGTAAATTTCCGGCATACGACACCAGACGAACTGGCTCCTTAATTTCGGCTTCTTCGGCGGCTTCATGTAAATAAGTATTCATTTTCTGATTACTTATTACCGGAAGCGCGCGATCGTCCGGAAGACCGACCCCCTCGTATTTTTCGAGGATGGCCAGCGCGTATTTATTTAATTCGATGTGCAGCCGGTCAGTAGTTTTTTTAGTTACGACCGTCATAAATGGCGGCTTCGCGTCGAGGTGCAGATCCGACCGCCGGAGCTTCGCGGCGTCAGAGTAACGAAGGCCGGTAAAGCAGCAGAAACAGAAGACATCGCGCACATGCCTATAACTACTATTTTTGAAGTCGAAGTTAAGGAAGTGCTGGAGCTCGTCCCATGATAAAAAGATAACTTCTTTGCAGTCGAGACCCTTAAAGCGAGGCCGGAAATCCTCATGGGCGCGCCCGGAGTAGTAACCGTTAGCAGCCGCCCACCGGAGGAACCACCGGAGGAACGACACCCTATTAGCCACCGTCGTATTTAAGAGCTTCGCCGTATTCTGGAGGTAAGACACCCAGCTGGCGAAGTCCAATTTAGAAAACCCCTCCAGGGAGACATCAGAGCGCCACGTCTGCAAGTGCTTTTTTAGAGCGCTAAATTTTTCATACGTCGCCGGCGTCCAGTTATTAGTAATTCCGACTTCGGCTGTAAATTTGTCGAAGACCTGGAAGAAGCCCGGAGCCTTCGGCGCTTCTTCGGCCGGCTTCGCCTTCGCCCTTCCTTCGGCCTCGTTGAAAAGAGCCTTAAACTCGGCAACGGAGGGAGCCGCCCCGGCGTGATCCAGCTCATAGCGCGTTAATACTTCTTCAATCGTCGAGGCCTGGCGGGTAAGCGCCCGGTTAATTTCGCCAGCCGTCTGCCGATAGCTATTTTTACACCCCAGACGCACGCAGGAGTTAGCGGCGTCCCATTTAGCAGGGGCGATGACGTAGCCCGAGCGCAGATCGCACCGACGGCCAGCCCAGGAGACCCGCAGCCGGATCCCTACCTCGTCGGCGACTTCCTGTCCTGCGTTATTTGGCTTAACGTGCAGCCCTATTTTTATAGAGAACTTCATGGGCGCAAGGTTAAGACACGGCCGCGGCCAGTCAGAAGCCAGGAGGCCGAAACCGGATATTTAGAAGCCAGGACAGCGAGCGCATCGACTTCGACGCCGCTATAGGGACAGACGTAGCCCTCTTTAGGCGTCGCCCCATAGGCCAGCCGAAGCGCCCGATAGCGAGGCGCCGAAAAGCCATGCTCATCGCAGAAGGCCGACAGTGACGAGAGCCGCCCGGCATCGACCAGGGCTGCCACGGCGACAAAGAACCGGCGGCTCGTCGCCTTCCACACCTCCGAGGGCGCCGGGCTCATTCTGGCCATACGTCGGCGGGGGCTTTTTGCTTCATACTATAGTAGTCAGCTTCGGAGACTACGGCACGCTCCTGGCCGGCCAGGAAGGCGGCCTCCAGGGCGTCAAACAGCGGCCGCGGCATATAGATATAAAGCGGCCAGCAATGGTAGAAGGTATTAACGTCTATTTCCATAGTTATTTTTATCAAATTTTGCGCCTACGGCATTTTAAGGCGCGACTGGTACACTTACCTCGGGGCAAAGAAGGCCAAAATAAGGCCATTTCTGCGCGTTTTTGGCGTCCTACCATAATACGGATATTTTTCCACATATGCGCGCGTACAATACTCTATATATGGGAGTTAACGAATAAATAAGACATAAGTAAGGAAGATGGCAAAAACCAGCATGGCTACCAGACTAAGAACCGCGCAGCCTCCGCCTTTAGAATTGCCCGCAGGAACCGAAGGCGCTTTATCCTGACTTATGTTAGCAATAGTGTTAGCTTCCTTTCTACTTTCGGCCGCCGATATTTTTAATTTTAGCCGTGTGATGTATACCTCCCAGTCAGAGGCGTCAGCGTTAGCGTCTGGTATAGGAAGGCTGTTAATATCAAAACCAGCTAATAGCGCCTTAGCTCGAAGCGCTCGCCCTTCATGCAAGAGCACATCCAGACGCGCCGCCTGGTCTGCCCAATAGGTAACACAGTAGTCAAATTTATCCTGTGTTATATCGGGTAATAAACTATAATATATTTTACTTTCGTCTTCGGCTTCGATACCAATAAGCCCCTGCTTTTGTAGCCAAAGTGCCCCAGTATAGGTAAAGGCCTTTAGATCTTCGACGGTATAGCCTGGGGGACTGGTGCGTATAGGCACCATAGCTCGCTCTACTTCAGAAGCTAAATGCAGCGCATTACGCCAGGCTTCAAATATAGGATCGTTTTTATATTCCTTCATTCCTTCAGTTATTACAAAATTCCGGAAACCATAGACCGCCCATCAGCGTAACACGACATCCGCAGGGGCAAGGATCCCCGGCGCTTCTTCCCCGACTTCTTTTTTAGAGATGTCGGCAAGTTTCTCGATTGTAGCCGCCTGGCGGGATATTGTAGCGGCCTGCTCCGCGATTGTTTTCTGTTGACTTTCGACCAGCGCCAGAAGCCTCTCAGCCATACCAACCCCAGGAGACAGCGCCGGATCTTCGCTAATAACTTCAACCGGATTATTTTTTTCTTCCGGACACGAATTATTTATCATCTCGCCCTCACCGGTTAATAACCAGACACGCGAGACATCCGGGAAGGCCGTTAGAATAGACTCTACTTTGTTAGATCCCATACTATTCCCAATAGTCCTAACATAACCATTTGCGAGGCCAGCCCTACGCTCAAAGTCCCTAACCGTTAGATTATAGAAGGAAGCAATACGTTTTAATCTGTCGCTAAGCGTCATAATAACAGCTAATTATAATTTTGTCAACTCTCTTTAACATTCAAATTAGTAAAATAATCTACAAAATACTTGCGAGTATTAGACTAATTCACTAACTTTGCACCGTGTTCAGAGAGATAGCGCAAAGTTAGCGAATTTCGACGAGACACGCAATGACAAGAAACACTTAAATAGAAGACACGATGATTAAAAACTACACAGTAACAGAGATTAACCGTAACTGGCTTATTAAAGTCTACGGCGTCGACGAGAACGGCAACCGCATTAACAAGCTCGTAGGAGTTAGCGGCCTTCTGGAACTTATAGGCCTCGACCTGGCCGCTAAATTCATAGCCCGCGCCTTCCGCGACATGCTCGACAAGGTAGTATGCAAGCTGCGCCGCGGCCTAAAAATAACCTTCTACGCACACTAACTCCCACGGCCATGACAACGACATTAAAAGACCTCCTCCACGCGATTAACATTCTCGGCGACGACCGCGACGTAACAGTAGACGGCATAGATGCAATAGCAGTCTGCCCGCCGGTAAGATTTACCCCCGAAGGGCTGAAGCACTTCCGGAAGGCTCTCGACGCGACCGTAGAAGTAGAGTATAAGAACGACTGCCACTGCGACACATACGTTAGCGACGACGAAGAAGACGTTAACGACGAGGCCTGGAACCTTTTAGCCTCCCTCGCCGGCTACTGTTCAGAGAGCAAATTTAATAACTGGTTTGAAGGCGATACCGCCAAAATGATTTAACACCAACTACCATGACAGCAGTAAAAGTAACAGCCCCCGGACACTTCGCCGCCTTCTGTGTAGCGATTAACGAGCCCTTCTATTTCCTTAACGGCGCCTTCTACCTTCTTCAGTGGAGCGACGCCGAGGCCGCCAAGACCTTCTGCGCTGACAACGGCGTAAGACCCTGCGACCTCCAGGGGATGGCCTTCGCCGAAGTCGAGCTGGTACCGACTACCAGCGGAGCCTGGCAGGAGTACAACCCCGCCGACGTCTACGCCGAACTCGACGCCCTCGGCGGCCGCGAGTACAAGACAGCCCTGGAGCGCGAAGCCTTAGCGGCCTACCGCCAGGAGCTAAACGAATACGGTGACGTCGGATGCAGCCGCGAAGCCTTCATAGAAAATTATATCTGCCAACATTCATAACGACAGAAGCCATGATAGTAAAACTAAAGTTGATTTTGCCGGACACGTTAGAGGCGCTGGCCAAGTCGAAACCCGGAGACATAGCCTCGGCGATAGAAAAAGCAGTAGTAAAAACGCTCTGCAAGGACGTGAGAGTAACGGCGCGTATCGCCTACGAAGGAGAGGACTACGACGGCGACCCCATAGAGAACGACAATATAGATTAACCCCATAACACCCCAAAGAGATGACGACACAAAACACCATAGCGATCCCCGACAACAACCGCGCCGCCTACGTACCGGCCACATGGTTAACCCGGATAAAATTAGCCTTCAGAGCCTGGCGCGATCGTCGCCAGGCCGCCCAGGCCGAAGCCCGCGCCCGCGAGCTTAAATGGCGCTTCGAGATTAAGGAGCGCGACGGCCGGCTCTTCCTCACCTGCGACGGCGTAGCCTTCCAGGAGATAGACCCCAGCCAGACCGCCGCCACCGTCTGCGAGCTTCTTAGAGCTGCCCGCATCGACGCCCAGGCCTACAAGAATATTAACCAGGAACACCCGGAGCCATGACCAAGACAGCAACCCGCCCCGCCTTCGACTACGTAGAAGGCCAGCTCAAAGGAGAGTATAACATCCACGCCCACATGGTAGACCACTACCGCGAGCTGGAGAAGACCGCCAACAGCCAGCGAGGGAAGGACAAATGGCACCACCTCGGCCGCCTCGCCCAGAAGCTAAAGGACGACACCCTGGCAATACTTTACGCCTACCAGGAGCGCCGGAGCCTTCGCCGGATGGCCGAAAAAGTCTACGAAGTGCAGGAGGAACGCCGGAGCCTTATAGCCTGGCTGGCCGGACGCCCCCAGGAGCTACCCGAGCACACCGAGAGAGCCACCCGCGAAATAGGCTACTTTTCGCAGATCCTTACAGACATTCTGCACCACCTAAAGCACAATAACCCCGGCACCCCGCTGGCTTCCGAAGCCGCCTACGTGCTGGCAACCATAAAGACAAGATGACCAAATAGGAGGCAACGGAGCAGGCATCACCTGCGCAAGCCCTTAAACCGGTGATGGGAGGAAACAACACCTCCACGAGAAGGCGCCGACCGATAGAGAGCGCGCCGGCGCCTTCCTTCATTTGATTAACATTAAAGACAGCATAAAGATGACCCGCACAAATAAAAAATTTTCCGGAGTGCTACCCGCCGGCAACATAGAAGGAACGGCCGCAGTAATAGAGAAGCTGACCGCGCCGACCGCTACCGCCCCGGCGTTGACAACCACCCTCGAATATAAGGGCTTTAACCGAGGGCTCGCCCAAGTGCTTCACGTCGATTATAGCAACGTAATAGGCGAGCTTCGAGAAGCCCTCGGGATAACGAGCCGCAGCGGCCTAAGCGCCTACCGCAACGGCCAGGTAAGACTCAGAGCAGACCAGGCCGCCAGGGTGCAGCAGGTTTTTAACCTTCGAGGAATAACCGAGATATGGGACGCCTGAACCTTCGCGCCGTATTAACCAGGAGGGAGCAGCAGATCGCCGAGCTCTTAGCCTGGGGAGCCGCTAAAAAGGAAGTCGCCGACCGCCTCAAAATCTCGCCCCGGACTGTCGAGAACACCGCCCGCCACATATACGAGAAGATAGGCATCCAGAAGGCAACCGAGCTCTGCGTTTACTGGTTTTGTGCCAAATGTGGAGTAAGCCCCAGCAAAGACCCGCTAAAGCGCGCATTTATAGCCCTGCTTCTTCTGGTAGTATTCCTGCCGGCCGAGCTTCAGCCCAGACACGACGACCAGACGGCGATGCGCCCGGCACGCACGACCAGAGTAGCAAGCCGCGCCCTTCGAGGCCGTAGGTCAGAAGACAATTTATTTAACCCCTTAGACTTTTAACCGCCATGTCAGCAAAGATTAACGACGCCACCAGGATAATAGACCTCACTGTAGGCCAGCTGGAAGACTTAACCCGCGCCTGGGTACGGAGCGAAGTAGCCAGCGCCAAAGCCGGCGAGAGCCACCAGGATAAGCGCCACGTTTACGGCCTCAAAGGACTGGCCAAGCTATTAGGCTGCAGCGTAACCCGCGCCTGCCAGATAAACACCAGCGGCGTAATAGAACCGGCGCTGACCCGCCTGGGAAACCTTCTGATTTTCGACGCCGACATGGTTTTAGAACTTCTTAAAGAACACAACGACGGCCGCTCGGCCAAATAAATAACTTCAATAAAGCATCAGCAGCATGAGACAACTAATTATTAACCGCCTCGCCCTTTACAACTTCAAGGGCATACGCCAGGCAGAAGCCAGCTTTAGCGACGTCTCCACGACGATAAGCGGCGACAACGGCGTAGGCAAGTCAACGATGGCCGACGCCTTCTCCTGGCTTTTCTTCGGCAAGAACGCCGCTGGCGTCGAGCAATTCAGTATTAAGACCGTCGATGCGGCCGGCAACTTTATACCGCACCTCGACCACACCGTAGAAGGAGACTTTACCCTCATAGACCACGAGACCGGCGAGATACAGCAAATCAAAGCCCGCCGCACCTTCGCCGAGGACTGGCGAACCGGCTCCGGCGAGACAGAGCAGAAGCTGACCGGCCACCATACCGACTACTTCTGGAACGACATACCGGTTAAAAAATCCGAGTACGACGCCCATGTAGCCGAGACCATACCCGCCGACATCTTCAACGTGATAACGGACGCCTACGCCTTCCTGGCGCTTCCCTGGGACGTGCAGCGCAACAAACTGACCGAGATAACCGGCGAAATAAGCCCCGCCGACATAGCCGCCAATAATCCCGACTACGCCGCCCTTCTTCAGCGCCTCAAGGGAGCGACCCTGGAGCAGTATTGCACCAGCCTGGGCGCCCAGCGTAAGAGAATAGCCGCCGAGCTCGAAGCGATACCCACACGAAAAGACGAGCTCCAGCGAGCCACCCCGATAACACCCGACTACGCCACCCTGGAAGCCAGGAAGGCCGAGCTCGAAAAAACAATAGCAGACCTGGACGCAGCCGCCGGCAATCTGGCCGAGCGTAACCGCCTCCAATACCAGCAGGCCGCCGAGATACAGAAGCAGATCGGCGAGCAGGAGAAACTCCAGCAGGCCGCAATCCACGCTGCCGACATGGCCAGAAACCAGGCCAACCACGAAGCCCAGAAAACGCACAACGACCTGGAAGCCCAAATCAGACAGTTAAAGCTCCAGGTTAAAGGCGCCCAAGACGCAATCGACTACTCAACCAACTACGAGCGCCAATCCGCCCAATATGCAGAGCAAGCCTCCAAAAAAGATGCAGAACTCGCCGAATTTCGTAAGCACTACGAAGCCTTCTTTAACCAGACCTACACCCCCGGCTCTCTTATTTGCCCCCGCTTCGGCCACCAGTGTACTGACCCGACGGCCTGCGCAAAGGGCGAGCAAGATTTTAACGCCTCGCAGGTAGAGACGCTGACCCGATGGAGGGAGCAGGGACACCAGATGGCCGCAGAAGTCGAACGCTTATTAATGAAGGCCTCCGAGCTGGCCAAGACCTACTCCGACCAGCGCCGCCAGGCCGACGAGCAGCTGGCCGCATACCGGACACAATTAGACGCCAAGCAGGCCGAACTCGCCGCCCTTCCACCGGTTAACCTTCTTCCCGAGATAAACCCGGCCGACCTTCCGGCCTGGAGGGAGGCCGCCGACAAAATAGCAGACCTTCGCCGCCAGTATTCAGAGACGATGGCCACCCAGCCCGGAGACACGGCCGCGACCGTCAACCCCGGCGCCAAGCGCCAAGCCCAGGCCGAGCTCGACGAGGTAAAGCGCAAATTAGGCCTCCGCTTCATTATTGAGGCCAACGAGCGCCGACAGAAGGAGCTCGACGCCCAGGCCACCAAGTTAGCCCAGGAGAAAGCAAACATCGAAAAGGAGATAGCCCTGGCCGATAGCTTCACGATAGCAATAATGGACGCCGTAGAGCAGCGCGTTAACGCCCACTTCGGCCTGGTACAGTTTAAGATGTTCAAGACCCTCGTAAATGGCAGCAAGCAGCCCGCCTGCATAGCCACCGTTAACGGCGTAGCCTATAAGGACGTCAACACCGCTGGACAGATTAACGCCGGCCTCGACGTGATACAGACGTTAACCCGCTTCTACCAGTTTGCCGCGCCGATTTTCGTAGATAATTGCGAAAGTGTAGCCGAGCTCAAGACCCCGGACGGCGCCCAAGTTATACGCCTTCAATTTGTCAAGGGGCAACCCCTGACCATAACCCCACAATAACCAGGGAGAGCCGGAGCGCCGGCACCCTTCGCCGTGAGGCGAGAACCCCTCTATTTAAGTGCAAGGCCGGTGTAATCGCCGCCGGCCATTTGCCCGAGTAGCTCAGACAGCGAGAGCGCGCCGGAAGCCGCAAGAGCGGCCAGCACGACGGAGGGCTGGTGCAAGTCCAGCCTCGGGCACTACGATTTAATTAACCCAATTATTAACCCTTCTAAACCACCAGCTATATGGAACAGAAGACAAACAACCCCGGCCAGCAGGCCGAACCCCAGGAGGCGCCCAAGTCGACGCCCTGGGTTGAGAAATTCAAAGAACTGGTAGAGCCAATCGCAATCGAGCTCGACCAGCAAAAAGACGACCGCCGCGGCTTCATGCTCGTAGTAGTAGACACGACCCCCATAGACGAAGGCAAGTACTCGGTAACAATGGGAGCCATCAGCGGCGGCACAATTCCACTCGGTATGGCAATGAAACATGTGCTCACTACCCCGAGCTTCGCCAAGCACATGCAGACCGCCGCAAAAATGATGGCGATAGATGCCGCCACCAACAGCAAAGGCACTATAGTGATAGACTGCCGAGACGACGAAGACCAGAGCCACGACCAGGAAGGAGCCGAAGATGGACAGTAACGAGCGCCCCGCCTGGATGGACGACCTGGCCGAAGGAGTAGAAGACGCCCTCAACGCCTCCGGCATAGACGGAGACAGCAGAGCCGCCGCGATATTTATAGCAGTCCACCCGAACCCCGACGGCACCAAGCATGTAATCCACGAAATCCGAGGCAAGAACGCACCCCTGGCCGAAGCCGTAGGCGCTCTGGTATATAACCGAGACTTTCCCGGCATTATACCGATAGCAGCGGCCGCTGCCCTTCAGATGCGCCACCTGGAGGACAAAGCGAGATATAACAAGAATAAGCACAACCACAAAAACAAAAAGAGATGAGCACAACACCTCAGAACCCCACCACGCTGCCGGCGACCATAGAGACCGCCCGCAAGCAATTCGAGCTCGCCTGCAAGAGTGCAGAAGGGCTCCAGACCCTTAACAACTTCGGCGCCGCCTTCCAGGCCGTAAACGTCGTTAGCCTTCTTCGCCAGGCGCTGACCGACGAAGTAATGGACGCCGTATTTATGCCGCTGATGAACACTAAAATCGGCTTCCTGACCGACCACACCGGCAAAGCCCGCGGCAACCGTCCCCCGCTTCAGCCCTACGGCCGCGAGATCGTCAGAGACGCCATCATCGACGCCGTTACCGTCGGCCTCATGCCTACCGGCAACCAGTTTAACATCATAGCCGAAAGGATGTACCCGACCAAAGAAGGCTATACGGCGCTTCTTCGCCGCCTCGGCGTTAAATACTTCATAGAAACCGGCTACGACAAAGGCCAGGCTGAAGGCTTCGCCGAGATACCCTGCAAAATTACCTACAGCTACGGAGGAGAAAAAAACGCCTTCAGCATTACGGCCACTGTCAAGAAAGACAGTTACAGCAGCCCCGACCAGATCCGCGGCAAGGCAGAGCGCCGAGCTAAAAAAGCCCTCTACGAGTACATCACTGGCTGCGACTTCGGCGACGCCGACGAAGACAGCTCGACGCCTATAGACGTCGTAGCCGAGGAAGTAGAGACAGAGGCCAACAAGGGCGCCCAGATAGGCCGCAAGGCACCGAACCAGGCGCCTCAGGCTCAGCAGCCGCAGCCCCAGGCTGCACCGGCCGCCCAGCCCCAGCAGGCTGCAGCCCCGAACCCCGCCAAGCCTAAAATGGACTTCTAAACCGGAACCGGCACGATGGAATTAACCGTAATTGCATCTTCATCAGAAGGGAACGCCTACGTAATACAGAACGAAGGCGAAGCCCTTCTGATTGAAGCCGGCGCCCACTTCAGCAAGACCCTGGAGGCGCTCGGGCATAACGTAGCCAAAGTAAACGGCTGCCTTATTACCCACGAGCACGGAGACCACGCCGGGCACGTTAACGAGGTGCTAAGCTACGGCCTTCCAGTCTACGCCAGCCGGGGCACCTGCCGCGCGATAGAAGGCAAGATCCGGAGCGCCTACAAGCCCCGCGTTTTAGACTTCGACAGCGCCGGGAACTACCACCCGCAGCAGTTAGGCCGCTTCGAGGTTTACCCCTTCGCCGCCAAGCACGATGCCGCGGAGCCGCTGGCCTTCTTCATTTGGCACCCCGACACCGGCGGGATCCTTTTTGCTACCGATACTTACTACATCCGGCCGACCTTCGCCGGGCTTAACCAGGTACTTATCGAATGCAACTACGCCCCCGACCTATTAACCCGCAACGTCGAAAAGAACGCCAACGGCATGACCTGGCAGCGCGCCCAGCGAGTAAGAGCCAGCCACCTAAGCCTCGACACGTGCCTGGCCACGTTGAAGGCCAACGATCTAAGCGCCGTTAACAACGTCGTATTAATCCACGTCAGCGCCGGCAACGGCGACCCCGACCGCTTTAAGCGGGAGATAGAGCAGGCCACCGGGAAGCCTACCCAGATAGCCCGCCCAGGCCTTAAAGTAAACTTTAATATTAACCCCTTCTAAGACAATGGCAGAACAACCCACCGACCCCACGATGACCCGCAAAGACGCCACGATCTTCACGGTAACAGACGCCGGCCAGGCCATAGGCTACTATTTAGCCGAAGACCTAACCAAGACCTGGCAGGAAGATTTTACAGACGGCGACACCGGCGAAGTCGTAACCATAAACCGCCAGGAGATAATCAAGCGCCGCGGGGAGATTATAACCCCGGAGCTGGCCAGCTCGCTAAACTTCTACATCCAGGCCGGCGACATAGAAACCATCCGCGTATCCGACCAGCGCCGCCAGGCCACCGAGTACAACAACACCAGGCTAAAGCCCTACAAGGTAACAGCCCTCATCAACAACAAGCGCCACCAGTTTATCCTCGAAGCCCAGACCGTAGAGCTGGCGCTGGACGTCGCCCGCGACTGGATCGAGCTAAAATATAACGGCGACTTCACGCTAATAGGAGCCACAGCGTTAATTAACGTCGTGCTTCTTAACAGCACCCTGGAACGCCTAAACGACGAGACCGGAGACACCGAGGAAATCAGCGGATCCGGCGAAGCCGACGGCGAGACCACCCGCTACTATAAAGCCGAGGCCGAAGTTAAAATTACCTACTTCGGAGAGGAAGAACCCCGGGACGTTAATTTTACCTTCATAGTCAAGACCCTGGACGTAGACACCGCGAAGGCGGCCGCCACGGCCTGGATCGTAGCCAGGATGAAGGATAACAACGACCCAGACCACGAGATCAGCGGCGTAAAGACTACGTTAACGAGCGCCACGCCATTCTCGTGCACAGCACTAATTAACCGCGCCTTCTGCGAGGCGTACAGAATTAACGATTAACACCCCCACAACCATGACAAAAGACGAATTAGTTAAGACCGTACAGTCGAGCCTCCAGGAGACCGCCTGCTGCAACTTCGGCAAGGAAGACATCTCCACCGTGATAACCCACACCCTCGGCGTAATAAAGGACGCCGTATATAACGGCCAGGACGTAACCCTCCGCGGCTTCGGTACCTTCCAGGTAAAGCACCGCAAGGCCAAGAGCGCCCGCAACATCAGCGCCGGCACGACCATACAGATCCCCGCCCGCTACGTCGTAGCCTTCAAACCTTCCAAAGACTTCAACATCGACCAAAATATCGCGCTATGAAGAAATTCAGAGTACAAGACAAGAGCAAGAGAGACGGCCGTAACATCGTCGGCACCTACGACAGTCTCCAGGAGGCCAACGACGCCGCCAAAGATTATATCTTCGAGAACGACGACGTTAGGATCTTCGACCTGGCCGTAGTAGAAATCGAAGTAGCCGACCCCTACGACCACGTAAAGAGCTACGAGGATGCCTGCCGAGTGTTAGGCGTCGAGCCGGTAGACGAGCAGGCAATGGCCGCCGCAGGCTTCAGAGCCGACGAGATAGCCCGCCGCAAGCTGGAGACCATAACGGCCGCCTTAAACGACGGATGGAAACCGGACTGGAACGATACCAAGCAAGACAAGTATGCGCCCTGGTTTTGGATTAAGCCGCGACCAGGCCAGACGTCTGCCGGCCTCGCCTTTGCGCATACGCGTGACGCTCCCTCGTATACGTCTGCGTACGTCGGCTCCCGGCTTTGCTTTAAGGACGTCAGAACGGCACGCTACGCCGCGAACCAGTTTACAGACCTTTACGCCCTGATACTGGTTGAGAACTACTAAAGCAGGAACACGACACGACCCGGGGCGCCGGAGGCAACGACGGCGCCCCATTAAAGCCACCAGCCGATGACGCCGAAGCGCACTTATATAAACCTTATAAACGACTTCTGGGACAGATACGCCCAGGAGCCACTCAGCGCGCCAGCGTCGATGGTATATTTTTACCTTCTAAACCTCATCAACCGCAACCGCTGGAAGCCGGTATTTATAAGCGACCACGACCTGGCCGCTGGCGCCGGCGTAGCCCGCCGCGCCCTTCGGGAGTATAAGCTGGAGATAGAAGCCGCCGGCCTTCTTATAGTCGAGCCGACCGGAACCGGAAGAACCGCCGGCACAGTCTATCAGATACCGACCGAGGAAACGGCGAAAAAAGGAACCATTAACGGCGCAAATTTGCGCCAATTTCAAAAAAGAAACGGCGCAAAAAGGAACCAATCAAAAGCGGAAACGGCGCAAAAAGGAACCATTAACGGCGCAAATTTGCGCCAATTAACGCCGGCGACACCTATTAATGTATATAATAAGACATCTATAAGACCATCTACTACGACGTTAAGCGCCGCGGCGCTTAACGTCGTCGTCGATGTTGAAGCTGAAGAAGTCGAGATTTTAGAAGATAAAAATAACACCCAGATAGCCGGCGCCGCCGCCCTTCTCGAAAAGAAAAAACAGCGAGCCGCCGCCCAGGGCGCCGAGATCCTTAAATCCTTCTTCGCGCCTTCCAACCAATACGCCCTCGAGTGCTTACAGATGTCCTGCCACGTCAGCCAGGAGCAGCTCCAGGAATACGCCAGGGAAATAATAGCCCAGTGGATCCAGGCCGGCCGCTGCCATGACGATTATAAAGGCAACTTCGACCTGGCCGAGGGCATTAACCACCTACGAATGACAATCCCGAAGAAGGCCGCCGCCGCAGCCAGAGGCCAAGCGATGCCCAAGACCCGCGAGCAGAGCCGCCAGGACTTAATGGCCGGCGCCCTTCAAAACCTCCGCAACGCAATCAACCGGGACGGCCAGCCGGAAGCATCGACCGACGCCGACCCATTTTAATCGAAGACAGCTATATGGAATTAATACCGAGCCGGCGCCAGGAAACGGCGCTAACGACAACGAACCAACAGCCCTGGGCGCTGGCGATACGCAAGCAATACGGCGCCCTTCCGGCCTTCGCTGCCAGGTTTACGCCGAAGGTACAGAAGTACTGCGCGCAAAACATGGTTAAGGCCGTCGAGGAAGACCTGCCGACCTTCGGCCGAATTGTCAGCACCTACGGCGAAGAAGGCGTAGCCGCCATCGTAGCCACGCATATAACCGACACTATACTCCGCATGGGCGAAGACCGGGACGTAGACCCCTACGACGTGCAATTTATTGCCGGCGCCATCTGCGAGAGCGAACGATTTAAGATGCTACGATTTACCACCGTGCTGGGCTTCTTCCACCTGCTCAAATGCGGCGAGTTTGACATCTACGGCAAAGTAACCCCGCGCAAGATTTTAGAAGCCTTCAGAAAATACGCCATAGACGCCCAGGCCAAAGAGAACCGCATCGCCTACGAGAAGGACTGCCGGGAGCACGACGCCGAGCGAGAGAGAGCCGCCGCCGAGGCTATAACCTGGGAGCAATACGCCGCCGGCAAAGGCATACCGGACGCCAACCTCATGGACTACCTCAACCGCCAGACACGCGAGGCAAAAGCGCGCCGCGACTTCTGGAAGAACTTCGCCGACTTGATTAATACCCTCGTCTCCGTCTGCGCCTTCATAGCAGACTGGCTGGAACGCGAGAAGAACCAAGCCAGGAAGGCCAGAACCGGCGCAAATTTCGACGCCGGAGCGCAAGACGGCCAATTTACCACATCCGGCAGCTAAACGCAGCCAGACGCGATTTTTAGAGAAATTAATTAACCAACCCAAATCACGAACAATGGAACAGACTCCAGCCCCGACCCCGAAGCCGACGATTTACATAAGCGGCGGGATATCCGGACGACCCCCGCAAGAGTATAACGCGCACTTCGCCTCAGCGGCCAAACGGCTGGAGGCAGAAGGCTACGACGTTATTAACCCGCTTTACAACGGCCTGCCCGAAGGTGCCACCTGGCACGAGCACATGCGCGCCGACATAAGGCTCCTGACATATTGCCGCGAGATATACATGCTCGCCGGCTGGGAGCGAAGCACCGGCGCCAGTGCAGAGCACGCCCTGGCCACCGCCCTCGGCATGGCCATACACTACGAGCAGCCCCCCAGACATCCGGAGCTCAAGCACGCGATTAACACCGCCCTCGGCGTAACCTTCCGGGACATTTGCCGCCGCGGCCGAAAGCGCGCCGTAGTCTACGCCCGCTTCATCTACTGCCACCACGCCTGGAAGGCAGGCGACACGGCTATAACGATAGCCCAGGAGCTCGGGCACAAGCATAGCAATATTAGCTATTACTTGCGCCAGTATGATCCGGAATTTGATTATAACCGAGAATTTAGGAACGCGGCGCGCGCCGTCGCCGACCTTCTAAAGCTATACCAGCCATGAACCCAGAGCAATTTTTTAACAAAGTCGCCGAGATGCGCGAAGCCCAAAAGACCTATTTTGCCACCCGCGACCCTTCGACCCTTCGCAAGAGCAAAGCCCTGGAGGGCGAGATCGACAGAGAAATTAAACGAGTAAGAGACATCAAGGCCGCCGAGCGCTTCAAGGCTAATAACCCTTCACTCTTCGGCGACGATAACACCCAACACCAATGAAGAAGAAATTAGCCAACCTCCTACGCCGCTGGGCTAACAAGCTAAGCCCGGCCACCGCACCCGACGACCAAGTATTAGCCGACGCCATGCTACGCCAGTCGATCGGCGACGTTAAGACCTTCAGAGCCGCCAGGCACTACAGCCGCCGCGAGCTTCAGGAGATAGAGCACGACCCCGACCTGGCGGCCGTGATAGACATGGACGCCCGCCGCCAGCTTCTTAGCGAGATGGGGCTGGCTCTATACAACGCTGGCGCCTTAACCTTCCACACGGAGCCGGAAGGCTGCCCCGATAGCCACGACGTTTTAATAGCCACCTGCCGCGCCGCGGTAATAAAAGACAAGACGACATGGTAGAAGTAGACTACGACCAGCTGGCCAACTTCGGAGGCTTCGACGGACATACGCCCTGCCCGATACTTTACGGCATAATACCGATACCCCTGGGGCAAGCCGCTACGGATCCCCCGACTTCCGGACGACGTGCTAAAGACGGTTAAAGAAGTCGAAGCGGAGATATTAAAGATCGTCGAGAGAAGACCGCCCGAATCGTTTACGCGCCCCTACTACTGCGGCCTGGACAGCCTCGCCGACTAAAGTAACGACCGCTACTTTTACCGAGGTAAGCCATGAGCCGCCGCAATTACGACCACCGGCAGAAGATGGCCTATTTAACGGCCGCCGCCAGGTGCCACCGCGACCCCTCCGGCCGCGTGCACCTTCGAGAGCTGGAGGAAGCCCTGCCCAAGTGCAAAGACAGCATATTTAGCTGGATGCAGTGGAGCGACGCTAAAAACTTCTTCCACGGAGGCAACGACGCCGGCGGCGTCTACTACTACCTTCGGCCGGAATTTGCCGACGCCCCCCTGGGCGAAGTCTACAAAGAGATCCACAAATTTTTTAACCCCAACTACGATGGAGACAAATAACACCCCCCAGGCCGACCAGGCCACCAGCGAAAAGAACGGCGCCACCGACGCCGAGCGCTACCCCCTTATCGTTAGCCCGGTTTACCGCCGCTGCGTCGAGGACGTAATCGAACACGTTGAATTTAAGATAGCCAGCCTCGGCGGCGTCAACAACCTCAAGAGCTCGCCTATTACCCAGCTCGCCAAAGCCGGCAACCTTAACGCTGACTTCATGCTCCGACACTTCGCCGGCATCTTCGACCATAACAGCCCGCTAAGCTCCGGCCAGCGCCGCGCCGTCCAGGCGATATTAACTGACGCCGCCGGCAAGATGGCTCAAATATCTGCAGTAGTCCAAGAGCAGGCCGCGAAGGAGGCGGCAAAAAAGTGAGCAGTAGAGGCGCCGGCCTCGTCGAGCTTCACGACGACAAAGAGAGTAACCGGGGCTTCTTCTGCCTCCAGCTGGTAACATACCTCGGAGAGGAAGCAGAACCAGGAACCGAGAGCTACGGCGACCTATGGCATGAACGTTTTACAGAGGCGAAGGCCGGCTGTTGTGCGTACCGAGATAAATGCCCGATACACGCCCGGACAATAGCAACGCACCCGCCACGCTCGCAGCAGCTCTCATTATTTCAAGACTTAATTTAACAGACAATGGAACCCGTAAAATTCCCAGAAGTTAACGCCTCCTTCGGCGAAGGCCAACCACAATATAAGCCGCTGCCGGTACTTCTCTCCCCCGACGGCCAGGCCGTATCGTGCTGGCAGCTCAGCGAGGAAGAAAAAGCCCGCGTAGCCGAGACCGGCCAAATCTGGCTCAGCCAGCTAACATTTAAGCGCCCACTCCAGCCGGTATTTATGACCGTCTACAAAGCCGACCTCATAAAGCCTGCCGAACCCGATACCCAGGAGGAACCCACCGATGGCCAATAAATTAACCTTCGAGGAACTCCTGGCACGAGCCAACGCCCAGCCGACACGCAAGAAGCCCAGCCACCCGGAGGAAGACCTGCAAATGGCGTGCTGTCAATGGTACGACCTACAATGGGGAGGCCGCAGGATCAACGGCGAAAAGATAGGCCGCCTCCTGCACCATAGCCCCAACGGAGGCAGAAGGAGCTCCAGGGAGGCCGCCCGCTTCAAGGCGATGGGCACCCGCGCCGGCTTCCCGGACTTCTGGCTCGGCATACCGGTAAACGGCTGCCCCTACCTTTGCATCGAGTTAAAGACCCTGGACAAAGGCTCCGACCAGAGCAAGAACCAGCGAACCTATGAGCGCCTCGTTAAGGCCGTAGGTGCCCGCTACGTCGTCGTCAGAACCCTCCACGAGTTTATTAACGTCGTCAACGACTACCTGGCGCCGCTACATTTATAGCGCCAAGACAATAAATTAACCATAACTTTAGCGCAAAGACGTATTATGATAGTACGAATTTGCGCTATTTTTGCGCTGGCGACCGACACGCCTCAACCCATATAGCTGATGCCTTCCAAGTGAAGACGGGGAGCGGGTACTGCCCTCGCTCCCTATTTTTTAACCAATCGACCAATGGCAAAGAAGAAGACCCAGGACACCGACGACCTCGCCGACCTTAAAGTAGACTTCGGAGACATAGCAATCCCCGACGTCGATTTAGCGGCTTTAGGCTTCGACACCGACGAGGCAGGAGACCCCACGCCCGCGATGGAAACCCGCTATATAGCTCCGAAGCCGCCGGTTAAAGGCATGCCGGTATTATACGACCGCGCCAAAGACCTCGCCCGGGAGCTCCGGCTCGGCAACGGCGAGCGCTTTAACGTCATAGTCTCCGGTAATTTTGTTTTCGGCGACTTCCTACACGCCTACCTGACCCAGCACCACATCAGAGCCGAGCGGATGACGATAACGACCCTCAGCCTCAGCGCCCGCAACATTGACAGCTTAAAGCGACTTATGGAGCTGGGCTATATAGGCACCCTCGACATGGTATTAAGTATTTATTTCTACGGCCACGAGCGCTGGCAGCTTATACCGCACCTCTACAAGAGCCTCGACAAAGATAACCGCTTTCAGTTAGCCATCGCCGGCATACATACCAAAATAATTTTCTTCGAGACCCACGAAGGCCAGAAGATAGTTATCCACGGCTCGGCCAACCTTCGCTCCTCCGTAAACGTCGAGCAATTCACGATCGAGGAGAACCCCGACCTCTACGACTTTTATGCCGAATGCTTCAGCAAGGTAATGGAGCGTTACGCTACGATTAAAAAGCCCCTCCTGGCAAACGACCTCTGGAAGGTAATGACAAAAAAGAATTTTTAACCCTTAACCCATACCAGCATGAGAGCAAAAGACTACACCTGGAGAAGTAACCCCGCGCTCGTCTACGCAGACGGCGACGGCAATAGCGACAGCGGCGGCAACTTCCCGCCAATCCCCGATGAAGACGTACCATTTTAACCGGTAAGACATGCGCAAGACCATACAGAACCAAACCCTGCCCCTCGACCAGATAGACAACAATATCGGGCAAATTCCAGGCATACCGCCCAACCCCCGCGAGATGTCTATCCCCGAGTTTAAGAAGCTCAAAGCCTCGTTAATGCGCGACCCGGCATTTACCGCCGTCGTCGAGCTGAAAGTTTACCCATTCCAGGGGCGCTGGGTCGCCATAGGCGGCAACATGAGGCTCCACGCTATGCAGGAGCTTAACTGGAAGGAGGCCGTAGTTAAACCCATTCCGGCCGACACGCCAATAGAGCGCCTGCGCCGCTGGGTCATACTCGATAACGCCCACTTCGGTAAATGGGACTTTGACAAGCTCGCCAATGAGTTTGAGGTCGAGGACATAGCCAACGCCTGCATAAATATCCCCTACGTCGATACCGACGACCTCATGGAGGCGACCGGCAACCCCGAGGCTATGCGCAAAAGGTACACGTTTAGCCCGGAGCAGGCCGACGACATTAAGCGAATTTTGAAGAAGGCAAAACAGCACATGCCGAAGGACATCGTAGCCATAACCGGCAACGCGAATGCCAACGGCAACGCATTATTTACAATTCTGGAACAATGGCAGCCCCCAAAATAATCGACATATTAGAGAGCATTTTAATAAGCCCGAAGAATATAGACCAGAACACCGGCCAAATCCCCGGCGTACCATCGAACCCGCGAGAACCCGAAGCCGAGTATCAAAAACTGAAGGCTTCATTAACCCGCGACGCCGATTTTACCGAAGTCAACGAAATAGCCCTATATCCCTACGGCGGCCGTTATGTGGCAATCCACGGCAACATGCGAGCCAGAGCGGCCAGGGAGTTAGGCTGGGAGCTGATACCGGCTAAAGTTTTGCCGGTTGATACCCCGCCCGAAGTTTTAACGCGATACGTCCTCCTGGGTAATGCCGAGTATGGCAAATGGAACACCGCCCAGCTGGCCGACGCCTGGGCTGACGTAGGCCTCGACGACCTTAACGTTACCGGCGTCGATACCGGCGAGACGCTTAACCCGGACGACCTCGGCGAAGAATTTGAGCTGCCCGACGGAGACCGGAGCGATGAAAGGGGCATAACCTTCAGCCTCTCGGTCGCACAAAGCGAGTACCTGGCTCACGTTATAGGCGTCGCCAAAGCCAGCGGCCTAAAGCCCGACCCTCGCTATAACAACGACGACGAAGACGCCAATTATATCCACTTAATTGCATTACAATGGGACGAGCAAAAGAAATAATAGTAAAGGTTATCCCCAGTAAGATAGCTAACGATTTTGTCAAGCGCCACCACTACAGCGGCAAGGTCGTAAATAATTCTCAGCTTCATTTCGGAGCCTTCCTGGACGGCCAGCTGCACGGCGTACTCCAGTACGGCCCGAGCATGGATAAATCGAAGACAATGCGCCTCGTTGACGGCACCGCCTGGAACGAGTTTATAGAACTCAACCGCATGGCCTTCGACGACTACCTCCCCAGGAACTCCGAGAGCTACTGCATCGGCAAGACGCTACGATTAATTAAAAAGTATGCCCCGCAGATTAAATGGGTTATCAGCTTCGCCGACGGCGCCCAATGTGGAGACGGCACGATTTACCGCGCCTCCAACTTCATACTGACCGGCATAAAGCCGAACCAGTCTATTTATTTATTTCCTTCCGGAGACCGCATCGCAAAGATGACCATAACGGCTAACTGGGACAGCCCGGCGATGGCGAAGCAGGCCAAATTTTTAGGCGTGCCAAACCGCTACCGCACTGTCGCAGACTGGGAGAAGTTAGGCGCCAAGCCTATCCCCGGCTTCCAGCTTCGCTATGTCTACTTCATAGACCGGCGCTGCCGCGCCAAACTGACGGTGCCCGAGCTTCCATTTAGCGAGATAGACCGCCTCGGCGCCGGCATGTATAAGGGCGAGCGAATAGAGCAGGCAGCCCGGCACGCCATCAAGACCGAGGGGCAACGCAATAACACCGAGGAAACCCAAAAATAACACCGAACATGGCCAACCTTCAGAACCTACAGCCACCCTGGCAGCCCGGGCAAAGCGGGAACCCGAAGGGACGCCCAAAGAACCGGGTAATTAACGCCTGGCTCCCGGCGTGCTTCGGCAAGAAGCGCACGCGCCAGATGGAGGAACTGACCCCCGAGGAAATAAACACGATAGAGCGCCGGCTGTTAGTAGCCTCCACTAACGAGCTGGCCACTCTTGCAAAATGGGACGACGCACCCTCCTACGCCAAGAACCTGGCTATGGCTATACTTTTCGACACCAAGCACGGCAAGACGACGACTATAGACAAGCTCCGCGAAAGGCAGTACGGCAAGACCGTGCAGAAGATTGAGCTGACCGGCAAGGACGGCGCCGACCTGGTACCGCCCAGGATATTGACTAAAGACGAAATAGGCGACCTTCTTAACAAGCTGGAAAGCGATTTTTAACCGATACGCAATGGCCGACGTGATAAGGGACATAGACGTAATTAAGACCTGGACGTTATCCTCGACGCTGAATTTTACGCGCTACTTCTTCAAGCAGCTCTACAAACGTAAATTTGTCGTCGGCCGCCACCATATACGCATCGCCCAAGCGCTCGACCGGGTATTTAAGGGCGAAGTTACCAGGCTAATAATTAACATCGCGCCCCGCTTCGGTAAGACAGAGCTGGCCGTTAAGAACTTCATAGCAATGGGGCTGGGCATTAACCCCGCCGCGAAGTTTATCCACCTCAGTTATAGCGACAGCCTGGCACGAGACAACAGCGCCGGAGTGCAGGCCATTATCCGAGATCCAGAATTTACCCGGCTTTTCCCCAGTACCGTACCGACCAGCCGCAACACCCAGAAATGGAGCACCACGGCCGGCGGCGGCCTCTACGCCGTATCTTCGGCCGGCCAGGTTACCGGCTTCGGCGCCGGCCTGGTCGACCGTGAGGAAGAAGACCAGGATGCCGAGCTAATAGCAGCCGTAGAGGAACTGGCAGCCGTCAACCCCGGCACCTTTGGAGGCGCCATCGTGATAGACGACCCGATTAAACCGGACGACGCCCGCTCCGAGCTGATACGCACGAAGGTTAACCAGAAGTTTGAGACGACCATCAGAAACCGCGTTAACAGCCGCAACACCCCGATTATAATAATCATGCAGCGCCTCGACATAGACGACCTATGCGGCTACCTTCAGCGCGTAGAGCCGGACGCCTGGGAGGTGCTGAGCCTTCCAGTACTGGAGCAGGACGAGGACGGCAACGACGTACCCCTCTGGCCGTTTAAGATGGATTTAACCGAAATCTACAAGACCAGGGAGCTCACTCCCTGGATATTTGAAACGCAGTACATGCAGAACCCGCAACCGTTAACCGGCCTTATGTACGAGCGTGAATTTAAGACCTACGACGTTATCCCGGTAACGAAGAAGCATGTAGTAAAAGCCTATGTAGATACGGCCGACAAAGGCTCGGACTTCCTTTGCTCTATAGTCTACGTCGAGACCGAAATCGGCAACTACATTTTAGACGTCTACTATACCGACGCCCCGATGGAGACTACCGAGAGCGAGACCGCCCGCCAGTTTACCCGGCACCAGGTAGAGAAGGCAGTTATAGAGAGCAACAACGGCGGCCGCGGCTTCGGCCGTACCGTCGAGAAGCAATGCCGTATCCTGGGCAATAAGAAAACGGCCTTTACATTCTTCCAGCAGACCGACAACAAGGACGTAAGAATATTTAGCCACTCCAACGAAGTACAGAATTTAACCAACTTCCCGACCGGCTGGGAACACCGCTGGCCGCACTTCTGGAGCGCTATAGTACACTACAAGAAGGACGGCGGCAACACCCACGACGACGCCCCGGACGCATTAACCGGCACCGTCGAAAAGAGAGCCGACACCCCGCAAAATTTAACCCGATATTTTTAACCAATTAAAACAATAAACCATGCCTCCCGAGTTATTAGAACTTATCCAGGCCGGCGACTTCGCCGCCGTAGTTAACGAGCTTCGCAACGGACGTCTCGACGCAAGCCCGGCCAGCCAGACCAACGCCCAGCAGTACGATCCCAAGCTGCACGACATTAACGACCCACTGAAGCGCCCCGACAAGCTGGTAGTAGTAGACAAAGACTCCAACGAATACGGAGAGGTTAAGACCATTAACCCCAACGTCGAGATGACCACCGAAACCGGCTTTAGAATAGAGCGAGTAGCACGCATCGCCCTGGCGCTTCAGAAGCTCATCGTAAAGCGCGCCGTAGCCTTCATCTTCGGCAATGCCCCGGCCTATAACAGCGACACCGAGGACGCCACCGAGAAGGAGATGCTGCAGCGTATGCGCCGCGTATTTGCGGCCGTCAAGGAGCGCACTATTAACCGCCGCGTAGCCCGCAGCCTCTTTAATTCCCAGGAGGTCGCCGAATACTGGTACCCGGTAGAGCAGGCGAAGCCGCACAACCTTTATGGCTTCCCGACCAAATACAAATTCAAAGTAGCCATCTTCTCCCCGGCGCTGGGCGACAAGCTATGGCCGTACTTCGACGAGAGCCGCGACCTCATAGCCTTTAGCCGCGAATTTACCAAGAAGGATGGCGACCTCAAGACACGCAACTACTTCGAGACCTACACGGCCGACGCCCACTATTTATGGACGTGCCAGGGTGACGCCAACGGCAACAGCACCGGCAACTGGGAGCTCGCCGAGGGCTACCCGAAGACAATACCAATCGGCAAAATCCCCATCGTCTACGCCAGCCAGCCGCAGGTCGAATGGGCAGACGTCGAGAACCTAATCGACCGGCTCGAAAGGCTGTTAAGCAACTTTGCCGATACTAACGACTACCATGCCTCGCCTAAAATTTTCGTGCAGGGCACCGTTAAGGGCTTCGCCCGCAAGGGAGAGGCCGGAGCCATTATCGAGGGCGAGGATGGAGCGACAGCCCAGTATTTAAGCTGGCAGAGCGCGCCGGAGAGCGTGAAGCTGGAAATAGACACGCTCCTGCGACTGATTTACACCATTACCCAGACGCCTGACATCTCTTTCGACACTGTTAAGGGCATAGGAGCAGTTAGCGGCGTAGCCCTTCGCCTTCTGTTCATGGACGCACATCTCAAAGTGCAGGATAAATCAGAAATCTTCGACGAGTACCTCCAGCGCCGCTGCAACATTGTTAGCGCCTATTTAGGCCAGGCCGACAAGAAGACCGAGACCGCGGCCGAATCGTTAATCGTGCAGCCTAAAATTACGCCCTACATCATCGAGGACGAGCTGGCCAAGATTAACATCCTCCAGGCAGCCAACGGAGGCAAGCAAGTAGCCAGCCAGGCCAGCACCGTAAGACGTCTGGGCTGGGCTGACGACCCCGAGGCCGAGCTGGCCGAAATCCAGGCCGAGGAAGACCGCGAAGCCAGCTACACCGAGGGCGAACCGACCTACCCAGGCGAGCCGCCGGTTTAAGTCAAAATAAGCAGGTTTAACCAGTCTTAATCGGTTAATCCTGCTTAACTGTCTCAGCCCATGATGATTAACAAAGCAAATTAAGCGAATTTAAGCCGTTTTAAGGCCTCTTTTTCTTCGGCTGGCACAACTACCCACCGAGAGCCACAAAGGCCAGCAGACGCAAAATTAGCTCAAAATAACTCCCGCAATTATGGCAAAGCCCAACCGCCAATCGGTAACAATACGAATACAAGGCCTCGACCGCAAGCACTACCAGATGACTGACCGCTACGCCCGCCAGGTTAAACGCCTCTACGACGAAGCGGCCAAAGACTACGCCAGCCTGGCCGGTACCATCTTCGAGCCAGACCCTAACCGCGCCTTCTCCTTCGCCGACTATCCCAGGGCAAGGAAGGAGGCGGCCAGGATAGCGGCCGACCTAACAAAGAACGTGCAGAAGGTAATCGAGGCCGGACAGCGTAGCGAATGGATAGCGGCCACCTACAGAGCCGACCAGTACCTGGCCGGGATATTAGACCGTAGCAAGCTGACCCCCGCCGAGCTTCAGCAGTACGAAGACCGCAATATAGAAGGCCTCGCCGCCTTCCAGGGGCGAAAAGTGCAGGGGCTGAAGTTAAGCGACCGAGTATGGAGATGCACCGACCAATTTACGCAGCACATGGAGCTCGCCCTGGACGTAGCCATCGGCGAAGGCCGGAGCGCCCAGGAGTTAAGCCGCGATGTTAGGAGCCTCCTCAACGAGCCGAACCGGCTATTTAGGCGGGTACGCGATAAGTACGGCAACCTTCGGCTCAGCAAGGCCGCGGCGGCATACCACCCAGGCCGCGGCGTCTACCGTAGCTCCTACCAGAACGCGATGCGCTTAGCCCGCACCGAGATTAACATGGCCTATAAGACGGCCGACTGGGAGCGCTGGCAGCGCCTCGACTTTGTTGTAGGCTTCCGGATAGGACTGAGCAACAACCACACCATCATCAACAGCAAGGGCGAGCCGGAGCCGTTAACCGACATTTGCGACGAGCTGGCAGGCGACTATCCTAAGACCTTCAAATTTGTAGGCTGGCACCCGAACTGCCGCTGCGTAGTTACCCCGATACTTCAAAGCCCGGACGAGATGCACAAGGCACGCCGCGAGCGCCTGGAGGCGATTATGAACGACGAAGCCTATAAGGCGCAACCGTCAGCTAATACCGTTACGGACGTGCCTGCTGCCTTCAAAGCACACATAGAAGCCATCGCAGAAAGAAGCCAGGGCTGGAAGTCGCAGCCATTCTACATCCGCGACAACTTCAAGGGAGGAACCATCGCCGGCGGGCTGTCTCCAGCCATACCCCACAAAGCCCCGATAGGAGGCACCCAGGCGACGCCCAACAAGCCCACGCAACCCTGCACCGACTACGACGCCCAGATTAACGAGATTAAGACCTGGACGTATGCCTGCGGCCTCGACATTAGCCAGCTCGATACGATACGAGCCACCGGCGACCGGGGCGCCCTAAAAGCCGAGATAGACAAGCTGGAGGCAAAGATGGCGACCCGCAAAGCCCTGGTAGAGCAATGGGCTGACAAGCTCCGCGCCCTGGGTACCGGAGAGGCCAGCCGATACCCGGACGCACAACGTATCATCAACGAGGCATTAACCGGCTACTTCGACGCAGAAACCTACTACCTGGACGCGATAGACATACTCCAGGAAGCCGAGAAGGAAGCCAAAGAGGCTATAGCAAAAGCCAGGGCTGAGGCCAAAGCGGCGGTCGACCTGCCGAAGGAGATAACAGAGGCCAAGACCACCGACGAGCTGGCAAAGGCTATGGAGGGCTTCGGCATTGTTACGCACGCTTCAGTTACCGAGCTGAGCCGAGGAACCCTGGAGCAGGCTAAAACTATTTGCGCCGTAGCATACCGGATGCAGCAGCGCTATAAGCTGGAGCCGTTAACCCGGCTGAGAGTAGACAAACTGCGCCGGGGCACCGTCGCCTCCGCAAATGGGCAAGGCGTAACCGTCAACCAGGCCAACCTGGGAACCAGAAACAAAAAGAAGCTCGCCGAGGTCTACAATAACAGCTGCGGCGAGACCTACCGAGAGAACCAGCGCACCAAGATACGCAACTACATCGCGCAGATCCGAGCGCTGGAAGCACGGTTAAAAGCCCCCGGCATAACCCCAAGCGACCAGCGGCTAATCGAAGCGCATATAAAAACCTACAAGGACTTTATAAAAAGCACCTGGGACGAAAGCCGGCAATATTCATGCTTTACGACCGGCCGGAGCCTGGAAACGTACCTCGAAGACAGCATAACGCACGAGTACGGCCACATCATGCACGACCAATTATTAGGCGGCATTAATTCCAGACTTCGCAACTCGTCGGCCTTCATTACCGACGCCGAGGCCAACAGCATGAACAAGGACGCAAAGCTGCTATATGGCAAATATCATTTAAGCAAGAACCCGGCCGACCGCCTATGGCTATCAAAATACGGCTTTACGGACTGGCAAGAGTTTATCGCCGAGGCTCACGTTTTATATATCTACAACGACCCGCGGCTCCCGGACGACGTTAGACAATGGTTTATCAAGCTGGAGGCGATGGCGCGCAAGAGACCATAATAAAAGCCCGACCACTACGGGAGGGCTTTTTTAACGCTTAAAGACTTCGGGCTCGGGAGTATAGATGGCGTCGCCAACCTGCCCCGGCTCTTTTTTATTGTGGACGGCTGAACCGTCTAAAAATTTCTTCGGTATTTTGTCGAGGAACGCCGAGCAGCTGACCCCGCGGCCGTCGAAATCCTTAATTAAGTATATACAGCGACGGCAGCAAGAATTTACGTTAATTTCGCTAAACTTCATAGCAGTTAATTTTCAGAGTTAAAAGAATCCTTTACCCGGCGCCACTCGTCGCCGATTAACTTCTGCGCGTCGGCGTCGAGATCCGCGTCCATGCCCAGCTCTTCAGAAGGAGCCACGGCCAACGGATGCGGAGGAAACAGCAAAGCGACGGCGCCGTTAAGGTTGACTAAGGGGACGGCGGCCTCCCGGACCTTCACGCAGTGGGAGAAATTAGCCTCTATTATAGCTTCGCGGAGGCTGTCTAAATCGCGCTTCATATATATAACGCTTTAGGTTAACTTTCTACAAAGATACACACAACTCCCGAACCCACCAAATAACGCAATACTTTGCAATAGATTGAAACCAGGACCACGGCCGCAATAGCGTAAATTACTCATACCCCGCCAGGACGCTAACAATAAATTACTCATAACTTCGGGCTTATATCCGTCGCCGTACTATGATAATACGTTAAATTTGCCGTCGATAATTTCAAGTAATAAACCAACAAAAGCCTATTATCATGCCCACGATAGAAGAAATTTTAGCGCTACTTCAGACCAAATTTGCAGGCGCGCGCAAAGACGGACTCGAACAGCTGGCGGCCGCTATCAGCCTACAATGTTCGACCAAAGACGAAGCCCAGACCATTATCGACAAGCTCAGCGACGAGAAGGTTAAAGGCTTCATTACCGACTGGCGTAAGAAGACCGACGCCGAAATCAGCAAAGCCACCGCCACCCACGAAAAGGGGCTCCGCGAAAAGTACGATTTTGCGGAGAAGACCAGCGAGGGAGGCAAAGGCGCTGAGGGAGGCGAAGGCAAGGAGACGCCCGCCGGCGGCGAATTAACCCTGGAAGCCATAGGCAAACTCATCGACCAGCGCCTGGAGGGCTTAACCAATACCTTCAGCGCACGAGAGGCGGCCAAAGCTTATCGGGCAACTTTTGAGCAGGAGCTGGACAAAGCCGGCGTTAAAGGTCGTCAGCGAGATATGATGCTGCGCAACTTCGACCGCGCTAACACCTTCAAGACACCGGACGAATTTAACGACTACCTCAAGGAAGCCCAGGGCGACATCGACGCAATCAAACAAGAGCAGGCAGACGCCGGCCTCAGCGGCCAGGCAAAGCCCATCTATGGAGCCGTGAACAAAGATGGACTGAGCACCGCTGTAGAACAGTTTCTGGCTGCAAAAAAAGAGAACCCGCTGAGCGGCAAAGAAGTTTAACCCTTAACCCCAAAGCCCTATGAGCTTAAAAATCGACCGCAAGAAGGACACCCGCACCGCGCGCGCCCTCACGCACAACCTGGCCGACATTCCCAACGGCGTAACCGTCAGCGCCGCCGACCTCGTAGCAGGGGGCACCCTTCCCGAAGGCGGCTATATAGGCGTCGACGAGGCCGGGCTGTACCACCTTATCAAGACCGCCAAGCTGACTGAAGCAGCCGCCAAGACTGCCACGACCTACAAGGTCGCCAAAGGCCATCACTTCAAGGTCGGCGACATTATAGCCACCGACGCCGGCGCCCAGTCGAACACCATTACGGCCATCGACAGCACCAGCGAAGCCACCTACGACACTATTACCGTAGACGCCACCCTCGACGCAGCCCTGGCCGCCGGCGCAGCCCTGGTACAAGTCGCAGCCGTCGCCGCAAAGGCCGCCTATAAGTACGCCCCCAAAGCAGTACTGGGCGACGCCTACCTGGTTGAAGCCCTTAGCAACCACCTCTGCGCAGCCGTTACCCACGGCCAATTTAAGGCCGCACTGTGCCCCCCGGCTCCCGCCGGACTTCGCGCCCTGCTGCCTACAGTTACCTTCATTTAATAACCCCCAGACACAGCAACGCAAATGATACCCACGTTAATGAAGGGGCTTAACGAGAAGGACATGACGGCCGTAATTAACACCTACGACCTCAAACCCTTCTATTACCCCACACTTTTCCCGCTGAAGGAAAATTACACGCTGACCTGGAAGACCCTGGAGGCGCAGAGCGGCCTCAAAATTGCCGCCGACCTCGTAGCCCGAGGCGTCAGCGTTGACAAGAAGACCCGCGAGGCCATCGCGCGTCTGCAGGGCGATATCCCCAAAATCTCGGTAAAACGCACCAAAGACGACGAGCAGCTCTACGAGTACGACATCATGATCGCCATGACGTCGCAGAACCCCGACCTGCGCCGCATCGTCGAATTTTGGGCTGAAGATACCCAATTTTGCTGGACAGCCGTAGCCGCCCGTATCGAGTGGATGGCACTGACCCAGATAAGCCTGGGCAAAATTCCCATCACGAAGGACAATAACGTTAGCGTTATTTCCGAATACGAAGTAGACTACGAAATCCCGGCAGCCCGCAAGCTCGGCACCAGCCTCAGCTGGAAGAATGCCCAGACCGCGAAGCCCTTCCAGGACTTCAAGGCCATCGTTAAGGCCGCAAAGGCCGAAGGCATTAAGCTCAAATTTGCCTTTATGAACCTCGACACCTTTGCCGACATGGCAGAGACGGCCGAAGTACAGAAAGGCTGCGCGAGCTTCGCCGCCAACGCCCTCAGTATTCAGCAGACCCCGAGCGTAGAGCAGGTTAACGCCGCTATGGCTAAACTTCCCTACCTCCGCGGCCTTCAGATTGTAGTTATCGACCAGGACATCACTATCGAGCTCGCCGACGGCTCCCGCCCCTTCAGCGGCAACCCCTTCGCCGACGACGTAGTAATGTTCAGCGAGACCAAGACCCTCGGCAACACCTACTGGAAGAAGCCGGCCGACGCCAACGTTACCGGCTCCGTTTCCATTAAGGCGATGAACGGCCACACCCTTATCAAAAAATTTGCGGAGGAAGAGCCGCTGGAAGAAATCACGATGGGCATCGCTAATGCCTTCCCGGCATGGATAGCGAGCCAGCGCAGCTACCTCCTCGACACTTCGCACACCAGCTGGAGCCACTAACGAACCGCCAGGGGCGCCGGTACCATACCGACGCCTCCGGCTTTAACCCTTATAGCTATGACCTACAAAGAATGGATGACCTCCACCGCTAAACGCTTCGGAATAGGAGTGGTCGACGTCGATTTAATTCTGTGCAACCAGGCCGAACTGATACCCGACCCGGACGCCCAGGTTAATACGACCGTCGCCAAGCGCGCCCTCGTCGCCGAATTTGCCGCCGTGATACCGCTGGCCAACGTCAGCGAAGGAGGCTACAGCGTAACCTGGAACTGGGAGGCCATTAAATTCTGGTACAACCACACCTGCGACGAGCTCGGGATAACACCCCAGGGCAAGCCGAAGGTACGAAACCGCAGCAACTTATGGTAAATATCGCCGACGTCATAAATAACCAATACCCCCACCGGCTTTATATCAGAGCCAGCGAGGCAGAGGCCACCCAGGACGGACATGGAGAATGGCACGAAAGTGCAGCCGGCTGGAAGCTATACGGAGCATGCCGCGAGGAAACCAACGGCAAAGGCTCCACGATAGCCACCGGCGGCGGCAAGTTTACCACCTTCTCGGCGCTTATTCAGATACCCCAGGGAGAGGGCGACCGCATCCCGGAGGGCACCGAAGTAATAGCAGCCGACAAGGAGCTCGACGCGGCCACCGTCGCCCGTCTGGACGACCGCGGCCTGGTGCAGGAATTAGTTAACGAGGGCACCGTTAGAATAGCCGGAACGTGCCTGAAGTTTGACCTCGGCCGGCTTCATAGTAGATTATGGGTATAAAACCACGCTTTAACCACGCTGACGTCGCCCGCAAGTTTGACGCCCTTCTCGACTTCATACAAGACGAGACAGTTAGAGCGCTCCAGTATGTAGGCGAGCAAGCAGTTACCTACGCACGGAGTATCCCAGACCCCGACCACGGCGGCAAGGGCTTCAAAGACCACACCGCCAACCTCCGCTCGTCGATAGGCTACGCAGTCTATTACGACGGCCGGCAGATAACCGGGAGCTACAAAGGAACCCCCGAGGGCACATCGCAAGGCCAGAAGTTAGCCGACCAGGCCGCCAAACGTACCCGGGGCTTCGCTTTAGTCGTAACAGCCGGCATGTACTATGCCGTCTACGTCGAAAGCAAAGGCCGCGACGTACTGACCAGCGCCGAGCAGAAGGCCGCCGAATGGCTACAAACCAAGTTAGACGACATCAAAAAAGCCGTAATAGAGTACTGGAAGAAGATATGAAGAAATGCAGCTCAATAGACACCGACGACATGCTCTATAAACTTCTTCGCCGAGCCATCGACGAAAAGAAGATAGAGATTAACGGCGTACTGTGCCAGGAGACCGACCGACCGGCCGACAGTCAGACAGAAGACATCGTAGTTAATACGATATCCATCAGCCACGACAAGCCCCAGGACGGCACTTCCAACGTAAATATTTACGTTCCCGACAAGCGCGTAAAGATACGCGGCAAGGAGCAGCGCACGACCAACTGGGCACGCCTTAAAGAGATAGGCGACGCCCTGGTAGACTTCATCGAAGCCCAGAACTTAGACGACTTAGAGATGTGGATCGAGAGCGACACGACGCTCCAGGAACTGACGGCCGCCCAGCATTACCGCAATATCAGAGTTAAATGGAATATTCATTAACACCCCAAACAATACCGACATGTCAAAAGTAACTTTAGGCCTTTGCGCAATTCTGGGAAGCTCTACCGAGCTCGCCAGCGCCGCCAACGCCTTCAAGACCGACGGCTATAGCCGCTTCGGCCTGACCTACCAGGACACGGCCAACATGAGCCAGGAAGATGGCGAGACTACGGAATTTTTCGCAGAGGAAGAAGACGACGCCATCGACGAGATAGAGAAGGCCGGTAAAACTACCTTCAACTTCTCGATTATGGATCCCGACCTGCAGACCTTAAAGCGCCTTTTCGGCGGCGAGATAGCGACCGACGTATGGGCATACCCCGACGCCAAAGCGTCCATCGAGGAAAGCCTGCAGATTATCCCGAAGAAAGGCCTCTGCTTCCACGTCAGCCGAGCCCGCATCAAGGCCAAATTTAATGGCGAATTTTCCAAGAAAGGCCTGCTCCTTCTGGAATGCACCGCCACCGTAATGAAGCCCAACACCGCCGGCGTTAAAAAAGTCTATGTAAAGAAGATGGAGGCTGCCGAAATCGCTACAGCCTTCGGCAGCATAGGCAAAGCAACAGAATAAGCACCGGCCACACTATCAACCTCAGACCGTAAAGCCCCGCTAAGCAAATTACGGGGCTTTACGTTTAACCAGCCACCCCAATGACTACAGACGACCCCAAATTAAAAGCCTTAGAGCAGGAGCAGAACGAGCTCCGCCACATGATTAACAAGGGGCTGACCTTCGACGTAGAAGTAACCTACAGCCGTAGGCGCCCCGGCTTTTTCGGCTTCCTCCGGAAGCGGGAGAAGGTAAGCGAGAAACGAGTTTACACGATACCGGAACCGACACTGGCAACCTTAGACCGGCTGAGCGCCCTATGGCTTCAAATGGAAATCGACGAGACCAAGCTGGACGACGCCGATTATTTAGCCACCGCCCGCAAGATGGCCAACAAGGAGGCCAAACGCCTGGCCGAAGTCGTAGCCGTCGCCGTACTGGGCGAAGACTACTACGACACCACCGAGCACGCCGGAACCTTCAGCTATAAGCCCAACGAAGCCCGCCTCCAGCGCCTGGCCGCTACCTTCTTCCACTGCGTCAAGCCGTCCCAGCTATTTACGCTGGCCGTGCTTATTACCAACGTCAGCAACCTGGGGGATTTTATAAGCTCTATAAGATTGATGAGCGCGACACGCACCAGCGACCCGATGGGCAATCTTATAGAACAACCGGCCTAAAAAGTCCCCACGGCCGCCGGGGCTCGGTATGCGCGCACTTCGGCTGGCCATTAAACTACCTCCTTCACGGCATACCCTGGGGCACCGTGCAAAGGATGCTAATCGACGCTCCAGGCGTCGAAGACATAGACCCCAAGAGCACCGGCGGCGACATCGTTTTAACCGACGACAACGCCGACCAAGTATTAGCAATGATTAACCGCATAAATCGATGAACATAAGCAGCGGCGGGCTGTCGTTTGACTTCACCGCGACAAATGAAAATTTAGTTAGGATAGTCGAGCAAAGCAAGGAGGAAATCCAGGGGCTCGCCAACGCTTCCAAGACCGGAGGCGCCCAGATGGACGCCGCATTTAAGCAGGCCGCGGCAAGGCTCAACACCTACGCCGACCAGGTAGACAGCGCCATGAGCCAGCAGCGCGAGGCGATAATGAAGCTCAAAAAAGAGATGGCCAACCTCAAAGCCCAGGCGAACCAGCAGTTTGAGAAGGGCGACGTGGGAGCCTCGCTGGCTTCTATGGAAGTCTACCGAGCTAAGGAACGAGAGCTAAAGAAGCGCAACGAGGTAATTAAAGCCTGCTATGAGAGCTTCGAGGTTTTAGAGCAGGAGCGCCAGCGCATGGAGGCTCTACGCCAGGCCAGCGAGACGACAGCCAATGCCCAGACTTCCCTCAGAACCCAGCTGCGCCAGGTACGAGAGCAGCTCGCCATGATGGAGCAGACCGAAGGCGTAGGCGTCAGACAGACCGAGAAATTTAAAGAGCTTCAAGCCGAGGCCGGACGCCTGGCCGACGCTTTAGCCGACGCACAAGCGCAAGTAAAAATTTTCTCCGACGATAACGCCATGATAACCGGCGCCATCAGCGGCATCAGCGGCGTAGCCGGAGCCTTCAGCGCCGCCCAGGGCGCTATGTCTCTTTTCGGCGTCGAGAACGACAAAGTACAAGAGGCCATGCTGAAGGTGCAGAGCCTTATGGCCATTACGACCGGCCTCCAGCAAGTAGCCAACGCTCTAAACAAAGATAGCGCCTTTATGCTGGTAACAGTACGAAGGGCAAAGGAACTGTTAGCCGCGGCAGAACTAAAGCTGGCGACCGCTTTAGGCATAAGCACTGCCGCCGCCCGCGTTTTTATGGCTACAATAACCTTCGGCCTGGCCGCAGCCATAACCGCTATAATAGCCGTCGTCGAGCACTTCAGAACCGCGGCCGCCGAGGCCGAGGCCTTTAACAGCAAAGTAGCCGAGACCGCCGCCGAGTCGGTCGCCAAAGTCGAGCTACTGGCCTCCAAATGGAGAGACCTCGGCGACAACATCAATGCCAAGCGCCGATTTATCGAAGAAAATAAAAAAGCCTTCGACGAATTAGGCGTAAGTATCCGCGACGTCGTAGACGCCGAAAACCTTCTTATTAACAACAAGGAAGCATTTATCTCCGCCCAGATAGAGAAGGCGAAGGCGGCTGTTTATATTGAAGAACAGAAGGAGAATATTAAAGAGCTTATTAAATTAGAACAAGAGCTCGAGGGATGGGAGCAAAAAGCTGCAGAAAATCGCGAATATGTAATGAAAGGAGGAAGCGACCCAGACGGAGCCAAGCAAATTCATTATGACAGCCAAATAACCGAGACCAAGCGCAAGCTGGAGACCCTGCGCACGACTATCCGCGACGGATATAAAAGCGCGTCAGAGGCGCAGGAAGAAGCGCTCGACATTATGAACGAAGCGCAGATTAAGGCCACCCAGGACGGCCAGGAAGCCTCCGACGCCTTTACCGAGTACGTACTGAACGGAACCACCCAGGCCGAAGCCAACCTCAACACCTTCGGCGGCCGAGTAAAGAGCTATTTTAATAGACTTCTTTCTGACCTGCAAAACTCCTCAAACTTATTCGCCCGAACCTTCGGCAATATTTTAAGTAATTTATTCGGAGGTAAAAATGATGACCTGGAGGGAGCCGACGGAACCATCGGCGACCGTCTCGACCGGATTCAAAAGAAGTACGACGAGGCCGTAAAACATCTGGCTGACCTTCGGAAACGTAACAGCACCGCCACCGCTAAAGACATTGAAGAAGCTCAAAAGAACGTCGAGAAATACGCCAACCTTTACAAGACCCTCAGCGGCGTGAGCATTATCCCCACCGGAGGGGGAGGCGGGGGCGATAAAAAGAAGACCGCGGAAAAGTTTGCCGAGGAACTGGCCGCAAAAAAAGCGCTATATGAAAAATATATCGCCTGGGCTACGTCGAGCGACGCCACCGTAAGGCAGGCCGCCGTTACAGAGTTTGCGCCCCTTCTGGAAGGCGGCAAGACCTACCTCGCCTTCTTAGAGCAGCAGCGCGACAGCATAAGCCAGAAGGCCACCAAGACCGCCACCGACCTACAGAAGCTCCAGATGCTTAACAACGAGATAGCCGAGGCCACGAAGGACACTGTTATCAAGAACTTCCAGACCCAGCTGGAGGCCGACCTGCAGGCATGTACCACCCTGGGCGCCATGCTTGATTTAATCGAGAAGCGGCGCCAGTCCATCGCCGGCGACGAAACCGAAGTAGGCAACCAGGAGCGCACCATCTTAACCGAGGCAGAGAACGACACCAAGAAGCAAATCAAGAGCGAGACAGCCCAGCTCCTTAGCACCTACGCCTCCTTTGAAGCCGAGCGCCTTAAATTCATAGCAGACTACGCCCGGAACCGTCAGCTACTGGAGCGCAAAATCTCCGAGGCTTCCAGCGACGCAGAGCGTAAAGCCGCCCAAGCCGCTATGGCAGCCCTGGAAGAAAAAAACGAATACTACACGAAGGCCACTACTGCCACCTATGCCGACCTTCTTAAAGAATATAAGACCCACCAGCAGCAGCTGGCCGACATACAAACCAAGTATGCCAAGCAGCGAGCCGAGGCCGAGGCCAACGGCAACATCAGCATGGTACAACTTATCAACAAGAAGGAGCAGGAAGAAATCAGTAAGTTAGCCGCCACGCAGCTGATGGCCAGCGACAGCTGGAACAAACTATTTAGCGACATGGAGCGCATGAGCACCACGGCAATAGCCAGGCTTATAAAAGAAGTCGAGGCCAACAAGCTGACATTATCAGCCCAGCTCAACCCGGCCGACCTTAAAGCCGTAAACGACCAGCTGGAGCGCGTCCGCCAGGAGATACAGCAGCGCAACCCCTTCTTAGCCCTTCGAGACAGCCTGGCCGAGCTTCGCCAGGCCATGAACGACAAAAAGCTGCTCGAAGACAAGGACGACCCGATTATCCAGCAGCTGGAGGACAAAAAAAAGACCTACGAGACCATCGCGGCCAACTTAGCCGACCCGATGACTGCGCCGACCGTAGCTATAGACTTCAAAACCACGCTCGACGAAGGCGCCGACTTTACCGACTACTTAAAGCGCCGTATTCAGAAGCTCCAGGGCGAAAAGATTAATCTGGGCATAAAGTTTACCGGCCAGCACGAGCTCGACGTTTTAATAGCCATGCTCAACAAGACGCAGAACACCGGCAAGACCGTAGGCCAGGCGCTTAAAGACACCTTCTCCGACGTCGGCTCAAGTATTCAGTTTTTATCCGGCGTTTTCGACAGCGTAGTAGGCGGAATGAAGAAAATGGGCATACAGATGGACGAGGAAACCGAGGCAATACTGGCCGACATAGGCGGCATTATGGAAGGCGCCTCCAGTGTAGCCCAGGGCATAGCCACCGACAACCCCCTAAGCGTTATCCAGGGCTCTATTACGCTATTTTCTTCGGCCTTCGATTTATTCAACAGCCGCGACCGCAAGGCCGAGAAGTCAATCAAGCGCCACCAGCAAGCGCTGGAGAAGCTAAAGCACGCTTACTCCGAGCTGGAGGATGCCGTTAACCGCGCCCTGGGCGAAGAAGTCTACAGAAACCAAAACGCCCTAATAGGGAACCTTCGCAAACAGCAGAAGGAGCTCCAGGGCATGATCAGCGACGAGCAGAGCAAAAAGCATACCGACAGCAGCAAAATAGAAGAATGGCGCTCCCAGTATGCCGAGCTCGGCCGACAGATTAAAGACATCATCGACGAAATTACGCAAAGTATTACCCAGACCAACGCCAAAGACCTGGCCGGGAACATAGCCGACGCCCTTATAGAAGCCTTCGAGGGAGGCGAGGACGCTGCTAAAGCCTTCGGAGAAGTAGCCGACGACGTGATTAAAAACGCCGTAGTTAACGCCCTCAAACTTCAGCTCCTGGAGAAGCCCCTGCAGGCCGCTATTAAACGGCTTCAGCGCGATATGGGCTTTGACGAAGAAGGTAACGGCTATTTCAACGGACTGACCGAGGCCGAGCAAAAACGATTTAAGGAGGCCGTAGAAGCCGCCGGCGCCAACTTCCAGGCCGCGATGGACATGTATAAAGACCTCTTTTCGCAGCTCGACGACAGCGACCCCACGACCCTAAGCGGCGCTATTAAGGGCGCCAGCCAGGAGAGCATCGACCTGCTGGCAGGCCAGACCAACGCCGTAAGACAAAACCAGGTTACCTCCCTGGCAATCCTACGCTCCCAGCTTCAGCACCTAAGCAACATCGACAACAACGTAGGAGTTATCGCCGGGCGCCTTCTTTCGATACTTAACGCTATTAACAGCCCAGCGGGCAGCAGTCTACGCTCCCAGGGCATAACAGACTAAAGCATGGAACTAAAGCAGCTACGAAAAGAACTCGCCGCGGAAGCCCAGGCGGCCGGGATATGCCAGGAATGGCTCAAAAAGATACAGAACGCCCCCTCCAGGGAATACCTGCTCCAGCTATTTATCAAAGGGCTGGACTTCGCCACCCTTCACGACTTCCCGAGCAACCGACTGGCGGCTGAGTTTGATGACATAGCCCCGCACTTCGGCGTATTTGTCAACCGCCAGGGCACCTGGCCGGCAACCGGCATGAAGCGAGTAATAGCACGCGACGCCATAGTAATGCCGGCCACCTTCGACGGCTTCAGCGTCGGCGAAGTCTACGCCCTACACGGCAGCGGCGTAGAAGTCAATGCCTCCGGCTACGCTATAGTCGCTATAACCGTCGAGGACGGCGCCCAGGTAGTAGCCAAAGCGACCGATAACGCCCAGGTTAAAATCTTCCACCACGGCGGCCAGATTAAGACCAGCGGCAATGTAAAAGTTATTAACCCCTAACACCTACAGAAATGGCAGCCAACGAAACCGACTTAATATTAAATCTCCCCTTCGACGAGGCCAGCGGCTCCGCGAAGGCCTACGACTATGCCCGCAACCGCCATGACGCGACAGTAAACGGCGCCGACTTCATAGCCGGACGCCAGGGCAACTGCATACACTTCGACGGCGAAGGCAGCGCCACCATCGAAGACGATTTTTTTAACCTTAGCGGCGATTTTACCCTCCTGGCATGGGTAAAGCCGGCCACATACCCGGATGGCGTAACCGGCAAGAACCGGCTGGGCTTCTTCTTCAACACTGCCGAGCTGGAGGGCTCCCGCGCCGTATGGCTCGACATGCTCCCGGAGAACTGGGGCTATTACACCATACGCAAACGCGGCACGATTATAGACATATTCGCCGATACCCAGCATCGCGAGACCCTAAACCTGCCCGGAGCCTTAACCGGGCTGGCGATACTTCAAGACATTTACAGCACCGGCCTGGCCTACGCCGACGTCGATGAAGTCAAGATTTACGGCGTACCCCTCAGCGACGAGGATATAGCCGACACCCTTAACGACGTCAGACAGCTCGATTATTACATCAACGGCGTAAACTTCAAAGACTACGACATCCGCGTAAGCAGCTCCGAAGGCGTCTTAGACCTCCCCAAGCTGAAGACGCCGTTAAGCATCGACTGGCCGGACTACCACGGCGAAATCGTAGACCTCGACGACAAGCGCGTAGAAGCCCGCGTTATAAAACTCAACTGCTGGATGCGCGCCAAAGGTAAAATAGACTTCGCCACGAAGGCCAACGCCTTCCAGCAGCAATTTATGCGCAACGGCACCGCCCGGCTGATGATAAGCATCCACCCGACGAAGCCCCTGGTTTACGAAGTCTATAACGCCGACGGCATAAGCCATGAGAAGCGCTGGCACGACGACAAGATGATAGGCACATTTACGCTGACACTTCGAGAACCCGACCCAATTAAACGAGTGCTCCGGCACCAGCGCTCCAGCCAGGCCACGGCCAAAGTTACCGTAGGCTTCAAGAGCGACAAGATGGTAACAATCTACTGGGGCGACGGTACCGCCGACTATGACCTCTACGGAGACTTTACCGGCTCCAACGTCATAGAACACACCTATGCCACCGACGGCACCTATTACCCGATCGTCGCCGGCATTATTGACAAAATAACCGACTTCACGACAAACGCCATCGTAGTATGGGACACGATTTAACTATTTACGATCGGAGCGGCGAGAGGAAATTTAACCTCCTCTCCCGCGCCGCTGTCAGAGGCGTAAGCCGAGCCAGCCAGAAGACCAGCCTCCTGGCCGACGACACTATTACCATATCGGCCGAGAGCGCCAAGCCCCTGGATATAACCATCGGCGACAATATCCGTATTTTTGGCAAGCGCTACACCTTCAACCAGCTGCCGCAGCCCACCAAGAACGGCGAGCGCTCCTATAGCTACGAGCTGACACTGGAAGGCCTTCAGTACGATTTAATAGATGTCCACTACCACCTGCCCGAAGACGCCTACGGCGAAACCTACTACGCCAACCTTCAGCAACACCTGGAGGTGTTAGAATGGAACATTAACCGCATACACCCGGGCTGGACGGTGCAGGTCGACGCCGACGCCTACGACCCCGACAACTACCAGAACATCACGACCAGCGAAAAGAATGCACTGGCCATGCTTCAAGACCTTTGCTCGCTTTTCGGCGTCGAGTTTGAGATAACAGCCCAGGGCAACGCCGGCAAGGTACACGTTAAGAAGAAGGCCGGGACTACGCACCTCTTTACGCTTCGATACGGCCGCGGCAAAGGCCTCTACAAGCTGAGCCGCACCAACGTAAACAACGCCGGGATAACTAACCGCCTTTATGTCTACGGAAGCCAGGAGAACCTGCCCCAGAACTACTGCCACACGAAGCTCTGCCTGGCCGATACCACCCGCTTAACTTCATACCTGGAGGACGCCGACTCTATAGCCGCCTACGGAGTGAAGGAGGGCGAAAAGAACTACCCGGACATCAAGGCCGAGCGCGTAGGCGTTATTACGGCCGTCGGAGACAACCGTATAACCTTCTTTGACACCAGCGGCGACGCTGCCGACCCCACGAACCTGCCTATGTTCGACCTCAACGAGAAGAAGGCCGAC